CCCGGAACCCTCCCGTCGGGGCTCACCCACGGCTTTGCCGACGATGTCCTCGATCGACTCATAACGATGGGTATCGAGGATGACCGGGTTCTTCATGAAGTTGCCGAAGTCCCAGCCGTCTACCTCGACGACCTCGCCCTGACGATCGAGGGCATCCGTGGTCATCACGAACGACGCCTTCCCGTCCTTCAAGGACAGGGGGGCGCGGAACTCGCGACGATCCCGAAGCCGTTCTTTCTCTGACATGATCACGTCTCTCATATGGTCCAGACCTCTCGAGCCTACGACAAGCCATTTGATCTGGGCAACCACCCCCGCAAGCCGGAAGTCCTCGAGATGCCGAGCGGCCCAAGCCTCGCGGAGCCGGACTGCTTCCTCTTCCGTGTCGGTCTCGGGAGACCGACGGTCCCGGGCCATGGGCGCAAGCCTGTTGAACTGTTTATCCCCGAGGATGTTGCCGCCCCGGTCCCAGATCTCGGGCCATTCGTCCTTGAGTGCCTGGGCCTCGTCGAGGGGGAATAGAGGATACCTGCTAGACCGCAGGGATACCGGGGAGTCGCCGCCCTGCTCGGGGAAGTTCGTGATCGGCATCTATTCCAGGACCTCGGTCTCATTCACGCCCGGGGGGACTTCCTCGACATCCGGTGCGAAGCCGACGATCGCCTCCATGCTGCACCGACAGTTGATATCCTCGCCCGGTTCGCCCAGTTGCCCGGGGGCAGGGCCGGACGCCCCGGACACCGAGACGAAGTTCTCACCGATCGGCACCCGCTGGTCATGGAGGATCGCGTGGGTTTCGCGGGTCCGGTCATCGAGGGCCGCGAGCCAGACCTTCGCCTGCACGTTGCCCGACTGCCGGAAGCCTTCCTCGAGCCCGCCGTTGTATGCCCCGATAACCTCGGTCCGGGCGATCATCTCGGCCCGCTCAGGCCGGAAGGCCGGAAGGTCCTGAACAATCTCGACGAGGTTGTCGATGCTTGTCCCGGCTTCCATCGCCCGGGATAGCTTGGTCTTGAGCTCCCGCCAGGCCGAGTCCGCGACCTGCTCGACGAATCGTTGTTCGCGCCTGCGGAGCCATCGTTCCGCCTGCGGGTTCCGCACGTCGAACGAGATCCCGACCCGGGCCTTGAGCAGACCGGACCTCCCCCCCGCGGCAAAGGCCCGGTCGATGACCGGGAATGTGGTCCGGTAGGCCTCGGCAATGAAGTCCCGGTTCTCGTCGTCCTCGTCGAGGTCCAGGTCCCCGGCGTCGGCCTTCGTGGTCCCCCGGATCTTGCCCGAGTAATGGGCGATGAGTCCCTCTTGAACATCCCGGACCGCCGAGGTCATCGACCGCTCGAATGGACGGACCGCCCGGTCCCGGGCCGTCATCGCCGCACGGTGCAGGACGGACCCGTAGGCCGGGACCTCATCGATCCCCCCGAGGACGGAGACCCGCCCCCGAGGGTCTAGACTTTTCCCCGCAGGACCCGCAGTTCCGGGGCAGGGGCAGGGGGCTCTAGTTGCTCGGCCTGCGGGACCGGGAAGATACCCGGGGCAAGGGGAGGCTCATCGCCCCAGGCATAGCCCTCGCCGCCCGCGGGAAGCAGGTCGGGTCGATAGACCTCGAGCAACTTGTTCAAGGGAACGCCCATCGCGTGAAGCTTGACCATCTGGTCCGTGATCTCGGTCTGGTCTTCTTGCATCGCGGGGATCTTCGAGAAGTCGAACTCGAGGACGAGGTTCGGACCGAACATGGGCATCAATTGCTCATTCAAGGCCCCGGCGATCCTGCGGGCCTCGGGGATGACGCAATCGGTGTAGAAGGCCTTGTCTGCCTCTGACACGTTGTTGTACGTCGCCCGCGAGAAGTCCTGAAGTTTCGTCGGGGGGATCTTGTAGGCCCGGGCCACGTCCCCGAGGGTCCAGTTCAGAAGTTCCATGAACTGGGCGTCCGAGGGCGACAGGGCCGGAGTCTCGATCTTCATCGCGTGCGAGAAGACCGCCAGTCGGTGCGCCCGGTCCTTGCCCTTGAGCCGCAAGTTCAACTGTTCCTCGATGGACATCCGTTGTTCCTTGGTCAGGGCGACGCCCTGCTCGGCCGGGTACATGATGCCGCCCGGGTTCATCCCGTTCCGGAAGATGTTGCGGTTCGACTCGAGGGCATCGAGATTCGATTCCACCGACAGCCGGGCCGCCTCGAGCGGGGACAGGCACCGGAACTCGTTGGCCGGGTCGGGGATGCCGTGAATCCAGACCACATCGTCCGGATCGAGCCGGACTTCCTTGTTCTCGGACTTGTAAAGGAAGCCCGCGATGTATTCCGTGGGGTGCGGCAGGACCCGCATTTTGGCCGCGTTGGCAAACCAGAGTTCGATGGGAACCCCGCGGCCGTCCTTCTCGACGACAAGGAAGGCCTCGCCGTAGGTGCACATGCTGACCTCGACGGCCTCGAGAAGCCGACCGAGGGTCCAATGCGGGTTGACCTTGGCGAAGAGGTCATAGGCCGATCCCGAGAAGACTTCTTCGCCGTGCTCCCCGGAATAGTCCATGATCCGGACGGGGATCGCGGACAAGGCCGAGGACCGCAGGTCCGTCGCGGAATAGACCGCGGTCGAAAGCTCGACGACCTTCGATGCCGCGAGGCCCCGTCGCTCATCCCCAAAGGTGAAGGACCCGAAGCCCGCGTCGGTGGTCACCGTCGCCGCTCCAAGCCTCCACGCCTTGACCGCCGCGTTCCACCGATCGAGGATGCCCATGGGTCAAGGGTACCCCGGGCATCCGGCCCCGTTCAAGACTGGGCCAGGAAGACCCGTTCGAGAAGTTCCCCGGTCGACAGCCCCGCGGCCTCGGCCTTGTCCTTGATCGCCTGCCACGCCTCGGGCCTGATCCGAAGCATCGCGTTGATCCGTCCGGCCTTCTTCCCCCGGCCCGACAAGCGGGCTCGGGGGGTCTGGGTCGTGGTCTCGGACATTAGATGGCCTCCCCGTTGAACTTCTTGAACATGGTCTGGACATGGGCCGCATTCTCGGCCCGGGTGAAGAGACCGACTTCCTTGTATCCCGCCTTGAAAGGCCGGAACTTCTTGATCACGAAGGGGCACTCCGCAAGGGTCTTGGCCCACTGTCCGGTCTTATAGTTGATGCCCGCCCGATCGACCACGAAGAGCCAACCGGGGTTGAGTTCGGTCAACTCTGCAACGATCAACTCCGCCACTTCCTTCGATTCAGTCTGGTAAACCATCGCCTCGGCCCTCCTTCGACCGTGGTTTTATACTATCAGGTTTCTAGTAACTTGCAAGGGGTTTCTAGAAGATTCTCTAGAAAGTTTTAGGCCCCCCGGTTATGGGGGGCCTGTGGGACCGGGCTAGTCTTCTGCGATCCATGCTCGACCTTGATTAGCCGCCCGGTAAAGCACGTCGTCTCCCGTACAGTGGCCGGGATCAACCTCAACCGCGACGACGGGTCGGCGCAGATACTCCGACAGCATCTCGGAAGCCTCATTGCGGAGGTCCGCAACGACCGCGACCTTGCCGTTGATTGTGATTCTCATTCGCCTCGGCCCTCCTTCGACCGTAGGAATATCATAGCAGGTTCTAGGGAACTTGCAAGGGGTTTGCGAAAGATTCCCTAGAAAGATTCTCAGGACATCCCCAGATCCGCGGACCCGAGGCCGCGATGAGCGTAGACAAGAGCATCGACCATGTCATCGTGGTCCGCGACAGGGAACCCCAGAAGCTCCCTCGAGAACTCGCCCGGCAGGTTTGGGGACAGCCAGACCATCCCCTGCTCAAACCGGGCTTGAATCCCCGTGAACCGCGTTACCTTGTCCTTGTCCGGCCGGACCCCGACGACGGGTAGATTCGTCGTCCGCAGAAGCTCGGTGACCACGGCCGCTTGATACTGGACCTGCTCAACCGCGATGACCTGGGGGTTCCACTTCGCGGACATCGCCTTGATGAACTCGAGGACCGCATGGAAGGGAGCCCGGACCCGGGCCACGTCGAGGACCCACAACTCGCCCTTCCGGTCCCGGCCGAGGGCGACGGCCGCGGTCCAGTCCGCCCCGTCCTTCGTCGAGATAGCCAAGTCCACCCCGACCGAGACCTCGAGGTCCCCCCGGGCCGGGGGCTCCCCGACCTTGACCCATTCCCGCCGGAGCAAGGCCCCGGCCGCCGAGACGAACTCGGCACCGAACTCCCGACGGAAGACGATCGCGGGCAGGCTCGACCGGGCCGCGTCGACCTCGGCCTCGTCGAGGTGCGGATTCGTCCAAGATGGCAGGCACCATGACCGGACCTCGGGGTCTTCCCCCTGACCCTTCTGGACGAGCTCGTGAAACCATCCGCCCTCGACATTCGGGGTCGAGATGATCACCGCCTTCCCCTTCCGGTCGGCGAGGGCCGGACGCAAGACCTCTTCCCAGACCCGCCGGGGGACGAAGTCGGCCTCGTCGAGAACGAGGAAGTCCAGCCCCTCGCCTCGCAGGTTGTCGGGGTTGTCCGCGGACTTGCAAGCGATGATGCCCCCGCTCGGGAATCGTAGAGTTCTGGTCGACTCGTGCGCTTGTGCCCCGACCGCCCGGGACATCACCCGGAGCATCTCCCACGCAATCCCCGAGATAGCGTACGTCGGGGCGACCCACCATGACTTCCGGCCTTCGAGGGCCATCCGCAAGGCAAGGACGACCCCGAGCCGGGTCTTACCCCACCGCCTGCCGCAGACCAAGACCCGGAACCGAGCGGGGTCCCGGGCGACCACGGCTTGAGCTTCGTGGAGTTCCGGGAGCCGGATAATCAACAGCCACCGCCCGAGGCAATCGCCACCATCACCGCGACATGACCCGACAGGATCAAGATCAAGGACACCGTATCCCCGAGCGTCCATCCTTGATCAGCGGTCATGCAAAGAGCCTCAGTTGCTCGCCGTCGGCCTTGCGGCCGGGGCCAGTGGACGACGGGATGTCGAAGACCTGCCCGGTCTTGACCGCGGCCGCCTTGATCCGGGCCTCGGCAATCGCGGCATACTCGGGGGACAACTCGCACCCGATGAACCGCATCCCCTCGAGGACTGCCGCCTTGCCCGTCGAGCCGGACCCCGTGAACGGGTCGAGGACCAGACCGCCGGGGGGCGTGACGAGCCGGACCAGATACCGCATCAGGTCGGTCGGCTTGACCGTAGGGTGTACGTTGACCCTTGGAAATGGTTCCTTTCCGCCTGAGTTTAATGCGCCGCTTGCCGATCCATTCAACGAGGCCCCTCGGCTCTTCGGCAAGTGCCCTAATCCCTCGTCCCGGTCGGCCTTGCTTGCCTTGGCCGAGTAGAAGAAGCGGGCAGCCTCGCCCAGCCCTGCGGTCGCCTCCTCGCTCCCGTCGTGGATGACGTTAGCGGGCCAGCGGCCGAGGCTGCTTTGATTTGCTTCCGGGTCCTCCTGCGATCTGTCCCTGATTTTGAATGCCTGACCTTCGAGGCCATTGTGTGCCTTTGGACTTGATGCTGGCCTACCGTGTTGCTTGTCGCTATCGCTTGCCCATCCCACCCTGCACCCGTCGACGTTGATCGCCCCTGTCCCGTATGCCAGGACGTTCTGCGCCACCGTGCCCCGCAGCGGCTTGCGCGCCACGCAGATAGGCTCATGGGCAGGCTTTAGCGCCGTGCCCCAGCCCTGCCATGCGCCGTCTAGGTTGTGGCTCTTAGGGAAGCCGCTGCCATAAAGCCACATGATCTGGTCGCGAATCTCAAACCCGGCGTCCTCGATGGCCACGACCATGCGGTGATAGGTGCGGCTTCCCGAGAACGCGAGAAGATGCCCGCCGGGCTTCAGGACCCGCAGGCACTCGCGCCAGACATCGAGGTCATACGCGATGCCAGAAGCGTCCCAGGACTTGCCCATGAACCCGAGCTCGTACGGGGGATCGGTGACGATCGCATCAACCGACTCGGTCTCAAGCTCCCGGAGCCGAGCCCGGCAATCCCCGACAAGAATCAACCGTTGCCGCCTTCCTCATCCGCCCACTTGATCACGACCTCGGTCTTGTCCGCGCCCTCGGGCCTGCGGTCCTGCCTGCCGAATCGGTCCGGGTTCTTCCGCTCGAGGTACCATGCCGCCGCGGTCCATGTCTTGTCGGCGAGGGCCGCCTCCCGGATGCACGCAAGCATCTCGGCCTCGGCATCCCCCTCAGCTTGTTTTACGGCGTCCGCAAAGTCCTCATCATCCCGCATCCAGTGGTAGAAGAAGTCCTTCGAGACCCCTGCCGCCCGGCACGCGGTCTCGTGGTAGTTCCCGGCCCGGATGTACCGGAGTAACGCTTCCCGGACCTCGGGGGTCCGCTTCGTCTTAGCCATGGTCTTTCCCTCGCTTCTTCTTGCCGTCGGGGTCCTTGACCTGAGAGATCCGGACCTGACCCCGCTCGGTCTTCCACCGTGCGACGAGGCCGTCCTTCGCCCGCATGAACACGACCCGGACCGGGGTTGTATCCCCCAGGACCGGGGTCATGTCGGGCAAGTGCTCGAGGGCAACCGCGGCGATCGCTCCCGGGTCGGTCTCGACCATCCGATGGACCTTGTCGCTCATCTTGCCCTCGATGCCGAGGACGATGTCGCCTTCCGGGGTCTCGCCGATCGAGAACTTGCCCCCCGCGGCCAAGATAGCCCGGAACGCCTCGAGGGGGGTCACTGTCTCCCCCGCTGCTCGATGCTGACCCACCGACGGCGCTCCTTCCGCAGTTCGGCACTGGCCCGACGGTCGAGGTCCATCCATTCGTCGAAGCATCTTCGACAGAGCATCTCGCGATGGAGCTTGGTCCCGTCCGGGACAAGAGTTAGCGTAGCACACCCGGAGCATCGAATCTCAACGGGCTTAAGCATCGTTCGAGACCCGGATGACCGCCACCCATCGGGGGCTTGTCTTGGTCTTCGGCCTCTTCCTGACGACGAGGTCTATCACCTGCTCATCGTCAAACCACGCGACACCGTTTAGCGCGTCCATGACCCCTCCTGCGAGGTTGTCGACATCCCCCTTTCCCGTCCAGAACCATAGCTCAAGACTGAGTCTATCTTGACGCCAGACCGGGCAGGCACTCAAGGCCAAGGCGACCCGTCCGGCGATCTGCCGCTTCCAGGTCATATAGTCCGCGGGCATGTAGATATGCCCGGTCTGGGTCGTCCTGGGCCTCGGCTTGACCCGGGCCGGGAACCCATCGGATCGGATCGTCAGGGTCCCGGCCTCGAGGGCGATGCTCAAGGGTTGTAGATCGTCTTGAGATCGTCGCTTAGCCTTTTTCCGCACCCCCGACACGTCGTCGGCCCCCGTTTTGCGCTGACCTCGTGGAGCCCGCAGGCCGGGCAATGGTGATGGGGGATGGTCAGGAACTCGCCGCACCCGAGGCATTGCCACGGGAACCCGTCGCCCTTCACCCGCATCCTTCGATTCTGCGGCCCCTGAGAGCCCCCAGAGCGGGACTTGACCGATCCACCCATCCCCTAGCACCCCCTAGGCCTCTTTCGTCGCTTCTAGGGGCTCGTAGCGGGTCCGGTTAGCCGTCCACCATCGGATGATGCCTTCCCGATTATCGCGGAGCCGGGTCATGATGTCACCGGGTACCTCGAAGCCGGGTTCGACCGTCAAGGCGATCCCCCGCTCGGGGTCCGACTCGAACCAGATCATCCCCGTCGCCCCGATGTCCGCGAGAATCTCGGAAACCGTCCGGTCCCCCGTCTCGCGATCCCACCCCTCGAGTTCGCCTTCGCGGGTCCATTCCGAACACGGGACGATGGTCCATTCCGGTTCGACCTGGGGGGTCGAGGCCTTCGATCCGGGCTTCTTTCTCATCGTCTCGGCCCTCCTTCGACCGACTTGGTACCACTGGGGACCAAGATTTCTAGGATTGACGCGGGTTTCGGGCATTTTTGCCCGGTCCCAGAAACGCGCAACTTTATATATACATGAGACCCCCTATATATACCTTCTCTCTCTCTCATGTATTTAAGTTTTATGGGGACCGTGTACCAAGGGGGGTCAAAGCTAGCAGGCACGGGAAAAAAGTGGTCCCCAGCGGTCCCCACGGTACACGTCAACGGACGATCCTCAGACCCGGGAAGACCCTCGGCCGTGCCCCGCCGTTGTCCCTAGGTCTGCTCACGGTCCTGCGGAAGTGTCGCTCAAGTTCGGACTCGAAGGTCCTGGCCGCGAGGGGATGGTACCCGTTCGTCCCGCACCATGACCGATAATCCTCATGGAGCTTGGCCGTCTCGACGGTGCCGAGGCCCGTGTCGTCGATCCTGTCATCGACCCATTGCAGGAACGGATTGACGGCTTCCCGGTACCTGGCCTTGGTGTTGCTCATCTCGAGGGACTCGCCGATGCCGTGAGCTTTCAGAAGCTCGAGCCCGTAGATAGCCCAGTTGAAGATCCCGGGCAACTCGGCCCTGAGCTTGTCGAGGATTCCGTAATCCTTCTCTTCCTGCCGGATCTTGACGTTGAAGGGGAAGATCAGAAGCCGCCGCCATATCGCGTCCGTCCGGTCCGCGAACCGGGGGAGCACGTTCGTCGAGAAGGTCAGTCGGGCCGTCGGCCTCGCCTGATACGGGTCCTTGTGCTTTCGCTCGAAGGTCATTTCCTCGCCCGAGATCAACTGCTTCAAGACCCCTTCCGCGGCCTTGTCGATCTCGCCCATCTCGTGCGCGATATTGGCCGACTTGCCGACCATGGCCGCGAGGTCAAATCGCTCCCCGAACCGCTCGAGGGGGACGGTGGAATAGTTCCCCCGGCCGACAAGGTCCCCCAGGATCTCGAGGACGGTGGACTTGCCGTTCGACCCGTCGCCAACAAGAATCGCGGCGAGTTGATGCGAGATGTCTGGAACCATGTTCAGGCCGAACCATTGTTGCAGCCGGGTCCGTGTCTCTTCGTCCGGCATGATCTTCTCGAGGACCGACATCCAGAGCGGGCAATCGGCCTCGGGGTCGACCTCGAAGGGCAGGCATACCGTCGCCAGAAGGTCCGGATCGTGGGGCTTGAGCCAGTCGTCCCGCTCGGCGAGATAGGCGTCGACATCGACGATCCCGTTCCGGGCCACGATGGACAAGGGCCCGTCGACAGAAGTCCACCCCCCGAGCTCGATTTCGTTCGAGATGCGAACTCTTGACGCGAGGTTCGCTACCACGTCACCAACAAATGCCCGCTTGCACTTGCTCACGAGTTCCGGGGCCTGCTGCATCCGGGCGAGGACGGAATGCGCGATGTCATCGTCCGTCGTCCGGTCATAGCACCGCCCGTTGAAAGCAAACCAGAACCCGCGATGAAGGACGACGGGCTTGTCCGCGGTGGCCTCGATGTAGGCCCGGGCGATGTCGTCCGGCTGGACGCCCTTCTTGTCGTCGCCCTCGGGTTGCTCGACCTTGAGCCCGGACGCGAGACCGATCTTGATCCGTCTGGCCGGGGTCCCGGCCTGGTACCCGTCGACGACCCGCTCGGCGATGTCGACGAGGACCCGGTCCTCGAGCGGGGGGACAACCGCGGTCTCGTTCGTCGCCCGAAGGCTCGCGAGGATCGCTTCATACCCGAGACCCTGCGCCCGCAGGGACGACGCAATCTTGAAGACCGCCTCGTTCCTGCCGCCCTCCCGGATCAAGCCGTCGGCATCCGTCCGGGTCTGGGGGGCCTGAGCCCGGGGCCGTGATGCCTGCTTGAGCGCTTCATCAAGCCACCCGGGGACGGGTTGCGGGTCGTCCTGGCTCTCGGTGTCGACCGCGTACATGCGTCCATTC